GCAGGTTGCATTGATATTTGTTATACCTCAGATGCATGGCATTGGTTCGACCATCTCCGTAGATCTGGCCGATCGTTGTCTGATATTGGTTTTGTGCTGACTCCTGTTTATATGGATTTTCATCTCGCATACGTTGGCGGTTGGCGTCAATCTGTCCAGGATTAGTAACCTCTGGCCCATAAGTCTTTTGTAGTGTTCTTTTGGCTTTGGCGTAAGTTTTGGGGTTCGCCAGACCAACCCCTCCATTCGCCTTCATGGCTTCGACACGACGCACCAATGCGGCAGATTTCGCATGCTGACATGATCGGCTACAGAATTCTCTGTAGCCAGAGGTTATAGAAACAAAGGTTACCTGCTTTCCGCAAGCACAGTTTGGCTGTTTTTTGAGTTGATGCAAATACAGATAGATTTGCTCCGCTTTATTGACGCAATGTATACCGCTTGTGAAGGTTGTTATCGATTGCCAAAGCTTGGGTATGTGACGTATCCTGGTCACCACTCCATCTGGCTTGCTAGATCTTATGATTTGCGCAATTTCGTCTAATAAAGTTTCATTGGCCATGATCTATTTATGCAAGGGCCAAGGTGTGATTGTCAATAACAGAAAAAGAAACCCGGGATTTCTCCCGGGTTCTTGTTGACATAACCTATTGAAATCGTTAGATTTTATAGGAACTTCAGATGGGCAGTATTGATCGCGACGCCTGCCAAATAATCTGCTGCGTTACCTAGGCTGCTGGCAGTATTTGTGAGCTGGAGATACCCATAACGTGTCATAAACGAAACCACTGGCTCAAAAGTGGTGGGATCAATGATCACGCCACTGCTTGTCAGCGGAACGTATGGGCAGTAGTAGGCGGCGGCGTCTATCTCGCCTGGACCCTTGTAGCCTACCAGCACGTTGGTATCGTCAGCGGCATACTGGTCAACATACACACGCATGCTGCTGTTCAGTGTGCCAACGAACTTGGTGTTGGTTGGGGCTTCGAAGGTGCCTTCGGTTGTGCGAGCAAAAGCTGAGGTTGTTGCGCTCTGCAGGATCGTCAGTGCTGTTGGGCTAACCACGACCCAGTTGCCAGCGCCACGACGTGTGCGAGCAGCAATCAGGTTTGCACCACGGTTGATCAGGATGGCCAGAGCAGCGTGCTCGTCACCAACGTATGTGGCAGTACCGCTAACAGCAGCCTGGTCATAGGTCAGTGTTGTGCCAGCCAGCGTACGCAGGCTAACAAGGATTTCCTGGTCGATTTCAGCGGTGATTTCCTGTGCCAGTGCGGCCATGATCTCAGCTTCAATGTCGATGCCCTGCTGAGCCTGTGCATCCTGTGCAGCCTCAAAGGTCCAACGAGCTGACAGCTTGCGTGTCTTGGCTTCAACGGTTTCCTTGAGGATCTGGATGTTCAAGCGCTTACCTGCCACACCTTCAAGCACGCTCACTGGAGCAGCCTGGGGCTGGGTTAGGTTGCTGTTGTCGCCGCCGTAGTAGCGAGCGATCTCAAATGGGCTCAGTGCTTCAGTTCCTGCTGTAACGCCGCCGGCAATGCTGTCAGCATAGCGAACACGCAGGGTATGGATCTGACCAACTGGACCAGTCATTGGCTGCACGCCGATGATCTCGTTAGCGATCACGGTTGGCATCACACGACGGATCACCGGGAGGATCACCTTGTTTAGGGTTGCAACGTTGCCAGCGCTTGTGCCGCCGGTTGATGCATTTTCAAAAAGTATACCGCTCTTACCCTGTAGGTCCTTGCGGGTGTTTTCAAGCACGACTTCCATGACCTTCTTGCGATTGCCGGTTAGACCCTCGCAGAGGGCGGTCTTGGTAGCCGTCCAGTGTGTTTCAAAGAGGTTTTTGCTCATTTGATTAGTTCTCCTTAACTTCTTTGTTGATTCCTGCGAGATATAGTATCGATGCAATGTCTGAGTTGTGTGCACCTTCTATCAACGCTTGGTTTTGGTTTGATTGGCGGTTGCCTGTTGCGGCCTCACGACGTACGTGTTGTTCGCTCAGTGCTACCTTGGTTCCTGTTGGTGCGGTTGTGGTACCATTTACCACAGTTGGCAGATAACGGCCGAACGCTTCCTTGAGGTTAGCGGTCTTGATATCCTTCAACAGGTCTCCCATGATGGCCTTCTTTTCGCGGTTCAGTGGGCTCAGCAGTTCGTTTAGAACCGTTAGGCGCTGCACGCGGTCAGCCGCAGCTTGTGCGCGAGCATTGGCTGACTCAACCAGCTTCTGCTGATTGGCCATCTTTGCCTGCGTTGCCGCCATCTGCTGCTTGCTCTCCTGTAGCTGTGTTTGCAGCTTCTTGACCTCACTGCCTTCTGACAGGTAGCTGGCCATGTATTCGCTTGCAACAGCATCGAAGATTCGGCGACCAAAGATGTTCTCGCGAGCAACCTTGATATCATCGCGCCACTGTACGAGTTCTTTCTTGATCACCTCGTTCAGCGTGCTATTCACTACGCGGGTGGCATTGCTCACGAACTTGCTGCGTGTTTCTGCCAGCTGCTGCTTGCCCATGCGGGCCAGAGCAACTCGCTGTTCTGCCAATGCCTTTTTGTCCTGCGTGAATTCTGCGATCTCCTCGCTGAGGTTCTTGATTACAAATCCCTCCAGCTTGTTGATGCGCTCTGCCAGCTTTGCGCGGGCAGTTGCTTTCACCGCCTGTACCTGCTCAGCCATTTGCTTGCGCTCTGCCTGCAGTACACGGCGTTCGGAGACAAACTCCGCTATCTCGCCCTTGAGCTGGCGTGCCACGAACTCGTTGAGACGAGCCTCGTGCTGTGCCAGCTTCTGCTCATACACGAGCTTGGCTGCCCTGGTGGCCTTGCTCAGTGCGGCACGCTGGCTTATCAGCGCAGCGCGGTCCTCAGCAAACTCAGTCAGTTCAGTCTTGATCGTGTCAGTGAGCATGCGATCCATTGCTTCGACCAGCACACCCTTGTCGTGATCATATCGGGCAGCATAGTCTTCGTTGAGCTTTTGCTCAACGGCCTTTACCTTTGCTTCAAAGGCCTCCTGGAGTGCTTGCTTGACTTCTTGTCCCAGCACTTGATTCTCCAGTAGGTCTTGTAGTTCATTATCCATTGGACGCTACTCCTCCTAAAGTTTCAATCCGTCAACCCAACCGATCAGTATCTTTTTAAGATGCTGCTGCGCACGTGGGTCGTGTCGCATGCTTTCGGCTAGATCCTGGATTTCCGCGCCACGGCGTCCGTGCAGCAATGCTTCATACATCGGTGTTGGGTATGCTTGTGGTGCGCTTGGTTTTGCTACTATGTCTACGGTGAGCATGTCGAAGTCAGAGACCTCTCCACGATCATCCACGTTACCTGAACCACGGCTGCTGACTCCCAGCTTCACTCCGCAATCCAACAGCGTTTTTATTATGTTGCCGCACGGGGTAGGTAGGATCTGGAGCTTGCCATATCCATTACCGCCGTCCATCCACATGTCTGTTATCTTGTGGCTCACTCGATCGAGGTGTATCTGCAGCTCCTGCGGATGATCGCATTCGCCCAGCACACCACTATCACGTTTGATTGCCTCGTTGATGTTGTCAACGGCACGGCGTATCTCGGTGATTGGATATACCCTGCCGTTGTGATTCTTGATGCCGCCTTGGATGAATATACCACGCATGTATACATTCTTGACTCCGCCAGCGGCGATGTTATCCTCTGTGAGGATCTCGGCTCTGGCAGAATCATAGCTTAGATGTTCAACTAGCAAATGGTTTTTCATCAAGGGTACCTTGTGCAACATGTGGTCAAAAATATTTATAGAACTCGTTGAGATTCATAGACAAATAGCTGTTTTTTACATGGAAATGCCGGGTAACCCGGCATTTGATCATGCAATTACTTGCGCGGGCTGGTGCTCAGTGGGCTTTTCTTGCCCTTGTCTGCGCCAAACTCGCTAGCGGTCTTTTCAAGCTTGCTGTTGGCCACGCTCTTGGCACCGTAGTTGCCAGCGCTCATGTCATCAGTGCCATCCATGGCCTGCTTGCGACGATTGTCCTTGCTCATCATCCTGTCGCTCTTTGGAGCAGCCTGTAGGCTGTATCCATTGGCTTCTGGGCCAGCGTCAATGTCAACTGGCTCTGCACCCATCAAGCTGCCCTTGCGGCCAACTATCGGGCTCTTTACATTTGCCTCTGGCTTTGCATACTTGCCTGAACCAACTTCACCAGCTGATTTGAACTTGCTGTCATATGCATGTGCTGCAACCACTTCAAGATCCAACGCTTCATCAAGAGCAGCGAAATCGTCGTCGGAGATCCAACTGTCTTCTCCTTCATCCATTTCCTGCTGATCGCTGTCATCATCATCAGCATCACCAGCATCACCAGCATCGCTATGATCTGCATCATCGTGTTCGCCACGCTCAACAGCCTCTAGCTTTTCAAACTCAGCCTTCAGCTTCTGCAAAGCAGAATCGAGATCACTTAGATCGTCTTCAATCGCACCCATTTCCATATGATCTTCGCCATCGTCCATGTGGGTTGCGCCATCATCATCATCGCCCATGTCTTCCATGTCCATGATGTCGTCTTCGGCCTCATCAGCGTCCATGTCTTCGCCTTCCATGGTCTCTTCGTCATCAA